AGCTGTCCGGCGTTATTAAAGGGGCTTACGGCTACTTCAACTTCAATCAATATGCCGTTTTCTTGCGGGTACGATATTACTGAATTAAGAATCAATCTAGGGTCTTGTGTTGCTACCCTACGTATCTCATTTTCTAACTGGAACTGCATGTCAGGAGTGTTGGGTTCAAATACAAATGTCCAGATAGTTGTACCGTAACTAGGCTTACCCGGCTTTGTACCTTGTGGGATATTTAAAGCATTTATAAAATCTTGTAGGATAAGTTGCTCATCTATTAATCTAAACTTCTTACCAATTTGAATAGGTTGTGTCAAACTGCCCGAACCACCATCGACACCAACAGTAATACTCTCGTTTCTAGGTAAATTGAAACGTTGTGTGCTGAATCCTATATATACTGCCATATTTTATCCTATATAGTATTTAGTTTAGTTTTTTCATCAAATCCAAGACCTGAGTCTGAACCGCAGTTATCTGTTTGATAATTGTTTTGTAATTATCGTATGCAGTTACTGTTTCTGTTGCATCAGGGCCGTACGTAGTTTTAGCGTAATCATACTCGTTTTTAAGTCTAGTTTTTCTTGTTTGATACTTAGTTTCTTCAGTTGAAAGAGTCAATATCGTAGCTTCAATGATAGCTCTTGACAATGCTGGTTCATTTGTTGTGTTAATAGTTACTATATTATTTGTGTTATTAGAATCTACTAATTGTTGAGCAGAAGGTTTTGCGTCAGGATCAATCAACTGTTCAGTCTGTATCTTAAGAGCCAAATCACTAGCACTAGTTGTATTAACTCCAACTGTTGGTAATTGAATGGTAATAGAAGATCCATTTGTTAACGCACTTACTGCGCTATACAATCTAACGATTTGTTCATGCGTTAATCCATTCAATGCTAATTTTTCTAAATTAGTCTGTCCGGCTGCTAATCGTATACGAATGAGATCAGTATTTATTGTAGTGGGTAATCCTGCCGCGTTGTCGGCCAAAGCTTGCAATTCTTTAGATTTAGTTATACTTGCTAGTAATACAGAAATGTCTACTAAGTTACTAGTAGCAGAGAGTCCACCCGGTATACCTGCTAACGTTACTTGATCGGCAGTAGGTGATTTCGGTAATGTGTTTTGTTTACCTAAATTAATAGGAACACCTGCTTTAAAAGGTTTATATGCATCAGTGACTGTACCAAATGTACCAGCTACTGCACCTTTTGCTGAACCATTAGTTGATAACGTGGGATTAATACCACTAGTAGTTTGATCTGCCATTCTGGCAGCGTAATTACCACTGGCAACTAAATCGTTAATTGGTCCAATAGTACTATTAGTATCAGCAGGAGTTGCTGTCCCTTTACCCGAACTAGTGTTAACAAATCCTGATACTGCTGTCACACCTAATGCGGCAGCAGCCATAATCAAGCCAGCGGTTTGTGTTAAACTTTCTGCACCACTAATTATTCCTGCACCAATCAATGATGCTGATGCGTCACCTAACAACGATGATTGAATACTTGACTGCAATGAAGTGTTGTTTAAATAAGACGAGAAGTCGGTTGCCCCGTTTCCTGTCCATAATGTTGCTGGCATAGCTTCTGAAAAAGACTTGCCTTGATCTATTAATTTGTTTGCTACTACACTTGCACCTGGTTTAAGTATACCTGCTTTTTCTAAATTATCAGGTGTCTGATTAAAACTTCCCATAGCATTGGCACCCGGATCAGGTGTATTAGCGGCATTTACTGCTGTTTGACTGACCAATGCACTAGTAGTATTTGGATCTTCTCCGCCAACAGAACCTGCAGGTACTGTGCTTGCAAGAGCTGGGTTAGTAGGACTCTGTGGACTATCAGGAGCTGCATTATTTGCGGCTGCTGTTGACGGGCTTGGGTCTTCTGGTAAGTTTTTATCAGAACTAAAATCTACTTTCACATCTACACCCTTGTTTGCGCCAGTCCATGGACTATGTGCGGGTACACGTGAGTTGATACTTTCTAATTTATTTGGTGCAGGGGTAAATCCTTTTTTCTTATCGTACAACGTGTCGTCATGTTTTTTAACAGCGATTGCTTCAACTTTGTCAGGAACTAGTGCCGCTGATCCTGTATTCAAATTAATTTTTTTACCATTGACATATGCGATAGCATCACTTGCAACACTAGCTTCACCTTTGCTTTTCAAACTCATTGCACCGTCAACTTTTACTGTATACTTACCTACAACATATTGATTATAGTCTTTACCCGCTCTTAGTAATGTATTTTTTGTACTTTCTAAGTTAATCTGTTCTGCTTTTAAGTTGAAATTTCTTTTAGCAAACATATTAATATCTCGTTCAGCGTGAAGATTAATATCACCGTGTGTTCTTATATTAGTGCTATTTGTATTGTAGATATCAATAGTACCTTCTTTGCCCATCTCAATCCAACTCTTACCATTAGCATGAATTAAAAAGATAGTCTCAGCTTTGTCGTGCATTAGTATTTGATGTCCGGTACCAGAGCGTAATCTAATTAGTTGTTCTTTACCGGTTAAGTCTCCGTCATCTAGTACGAGACTATGACCACCTTTCCGTCCTACAATTTTAAAATTCTCTGCAGGTGTACCCTCATTCTTAACAGCATCTTCAATATTCTCATCAGTATAGCCACCTTTATAATAAGGTCTTCCGGGTGATGATAGTCCAATTACGCCACTAGGTGTTTCTCTTGCCGCAGTGCTATTAATAGTTCCTCGTTCTGGATCTCTAATCAATCCTTGTATGTTTAGCATGGCTGCTTGATAACTATGAATAGTCCTAGACTGGTCTACAAACATTTCATTGTTATCTTTTTTAGAATTTACATCATTAATTTCAGTAACAGGCAAACGTGTTGCACCACCATATGATTCTGATTCTTTGCTATTTGCTACAATCTTTTCGCTTGAACCAATTGCCGGTAACATATGTGTTAGGCCTGATCCTGGTATAGCACCTATGTAATAGCCAAAGTTGATATCACCATTTGCAAATATACATAGTACTTGCGTGTTGATGTCGGGCGGTGTGGCCCAAAACCCATAAGAATGTGAATTTGTTTTATATTTACCTTCATCATCAGGGCTGGATGTGTTTTGTGTACTACCACCAAAGGGACTCAAGTATCTTACGGGAACCCATCCAACTGGATTCTCTTGGTTATACCCGTTTAACCTAGCAATGTATACTTCAATTTTACCGGTATGTGTTGGATCAATATTATTTTTAACAATACCTATAACCGGTCTTGATAATAATACGGCACCACCGCGTTCGTCTGTGTAGCTTTGTGTAGTCCCTCGAAGTTTAAATATATTATCAGTCATGTTTATCTACCGCCTCTATGTTTAATTAAATTATCTGACATAGTTTACCTTATTTCTTTTTGTACGTTGATGGATCAAAAATTCTAAAACTTGTTGGTATAAATCCTTCATTACTTTCCTGTTTTATTTTTGAACCTTTAGGAACCTTTTGATAGGTTGCGGCAACAGCAGTTCTTCTTTCAGATTCTTCAACCGACTGTGTTGCATTGGCTCTAGCCTTTAATCTTTGTTCTTCATTTCTATCATAACTACCATCATCATCTTGTACTTGTCGTCCTTGTGGTGTAGGTGCTTGTACACTAGCAGACACAGGATTAGTTAATGATTTTTTAGCTGGAGGTGCTGTTCCTGACGATTTGCTAGACGAGGTATCTAGGTTTCCTGCATCCGCAACTTTGGGTGTAAATTTTTCACTATCTGTCTCATCTGCAAGTTTGCCTACGTTTTCTGTTGGTACTCTTGATTCAGGAATGTTTGGACCTTCAGTATTTTCTACTGATGCCGATTGACTTTCTGCACCTTCTCTTTCTCCCCCACCACCTGTTTGTGGTCCTTTAAAGGGAGGTACTATGGTTTTTAACTCTTGTGTGAACAAACCTTTATTAAAATTACTAGTAACTTGAATAACTTGGTAAGCCATACCTTCAACTTCACTCATACTATCAGGATAGTCCCAAAATTTTATGTCATCATTTATTTCTAATAGACCATCTGATGTGTTGTAATCAACACCTTCTTTGAAATCTACTTCAATGAATACTTGTCCACTATTAGGGTTGATACTATAATCATTCCCGTAACGCTTTTTAGTTATTATATCTACTGCTCCACCAGTTGCAGTCATAAGATAATCAGGATCACCTAATATCTTTATTCTAGCTTTCAATTGGTCACCCGGGCTATACAAGAATGTTTTGACACTATTGATAATCTCAAACCATCCCGGTAACTTAGATGTTGGGTTTGCGTTTTGTCCAGGTTGATTAACAATTGGTGCAGTATTATTTACACTGTTATTGGGTGTAGCTACATCAGATGATAGAGCGGCTGCGGTAAAATACAACATATTATAATCCTGATCATAACTAATAATTTCTGTGTTTTGACCAGTTAACCAATACTTGTAACGCTTATGTGGTCCGGGATAAGGTGATAGTTCTTTAATATACAAAGACCTTACATACGGTATTTCATATTCTTGTATGACATATTTTATAGTATATTGATAATCATTTCGTTTATTATCCCACTCACCCGGTTTTATATGAGGAGTAATATTATACCATTTCAATTTCTTAGGTTCTTTTTTATCTACCTTTACATTGCCACCATTTGGTGCTATAACCTCTTCACGTGGATGTTCAGTTACAGCATCTTCAATATACTTACTTTGTGATATAATCTGATCTATTGCCGCTATAATAGATGTACCGGAGTTAAAAGTTATAGTTCTGATATTTTTATCTATCTTTTTAGAATTTTGCGTGGCTGCCGCGCTAACGTTACTACCAGTAGAATCTTTTACTGGTGTCATGGGTGAATTCTCTTTTAAATACCATTCACCTACTAACTCACTTTCACCAATTTCTTCCTGTGCAAATTCAACTTCATATACATCCATCAACTCTATCTTATCGCTGTCTTTCAGATCCTGTTGTATTTTATTCAATTGTTGCATCAACCCTTGAATTTTGCCCGGTTGCCCACTATCATTTTCTGCACCTTGAATAGCATTGATAACAGTGTCTGCTTTAATTGTAAGAGTTTGCGGTATTGTACTATGTATCATACTCTTACCAATCTGTTCATTAGTTAGTGTAGCTTCAATATTATATGTCACTACTTTATTATCTAACTTGAAATTAAACTTAGTAAGCATGACCGGGAATGTACGTTTATATACACCTTCAACATCAGTTATTAGCTTACCGTCACCGTCATACCCATAGAACTTAATCTCTAACATATAATGCTGTCGTAACGCTGTAATAACATCTTTGCTGTTAGGATTATTTGCTTGAAACTCTAATGCAGCTTTTACTAATTGCGTAGGGAAGCTAAATCCATATGGTTCAAATATTTGAAAATTAAACTTATAACTGTTGCTGGGGATGGATGTAGATTGTGTTGCAGTTAATGTTTGTATTGTTAAATTGTCAATGTACAAATCGAGCGGGATCCCGGTTACACGGTTTTGTATATTTTCGTTTACGCCACCGCTTTGTGCTATAATTTTAAACTTACTACTAGCACTTTCATCACCCATTACATAACTTGAATAGCTTTTAGCATCCATGATATACATAGTGATTCTATATGTATAATTAGAAAATTTGCTAAGTGGGTTATCCATTCTACCATCACTAGCGCCGACTGCTGCCGATCCTGTGTTCTCTCCTGAACCAGCTTTACCGCTTATTGTACTACCTGCTGATCCTTCTGTATCATCTGCCATCTTATATTCCTAATGTTGATTTTAATGTGCCAATTTGGGGCAAGTAAATGCTAGTTCCAACAGTAAAGTCAAATAGAGGATCTTTTAATTTGTTTGGATTTCTCTGTGAGAATACCCACCACAATCTACTATCATTGTATAAGTCAAATGCTAATAAGTCCGGGCGTAGATTGTATGTTTGTGTAATAGTCCAATAAGTGTCTGTTGCTAATTTAGGTACAGGAGTATCTACCATTATGTCTAGGTACTCGTTATTAACTGTTCTAGTTAAGTAGTATGGACTAGTTTGCGGATATGATGCCATTACCAAATACCTTTCTTAGCAAGTAAAGTTCCTTTTGCATATTCTTCTACACTGAAGTTTTTAGCAATATCATTCCGTGATACTACAGGAACACA